GTGTATACTTTAGGTGTAAATTTTTCCTGGGATGGTATCAACCATCATCCCTCATATAAAATAGTAAGTGGAAGAGGATTGTCCCAGCATCCCAACCTGCACGTTGAGCGCTTAATTGCGGAAGACATAGCGTACAGGCAGATTGAAGGACAGATATTGGACGTAGGAGGTAGCGCAACTCGCCATGCTAGGTATGGCAGAGTGAATGTTCACTGTTGTAAGCCTTCTATATTTAGTGGGGACCTTTTTAGGCCTACTACTTGGGTTTCATCTTGTGCTCACACTGTGCAACAGTGTGATTGCACAATTGGTGCAACCCTCCTTTTTGTCCATTCACTTTACTACTTCTCAATGAATGAGTTCTGCTACCTTGTGCGAAAGTACGGAAGAGCTCTTGCCGTTTTTCATGAATTCAAGCAACCCCTTGTGGATTATTATGGGGAATGCAAAGGATTCGTGAATCATGCGATGCAAGTGAGTATGATTGTCAATGGTTGTAGTTTCACTTATCAACATCCAGTTCCATCCTGGGTGTTGAGACAAAGTGGTCATAGAGGAGTAGTTTGGAATAAGTGCAGCCCAGATGTGGGCTTCACCTCCATTTACGAATTTAAAAGAGGTGAGACGAGTCAAAGAGGTATTTTTAGTGACAAATTCAGTATTTGGACCGGCAGACTTGGTGGGAAAATACATGAAGGAATCCCGTATGGGGATTATGTCTTTATTGATAAGACATCTCAACCTGTCTCTAAGAAACTCTTTGACAAGGCAGTTCTTAAGGCTTCCTCAGTACCAAAGACTCTAGTTGGTTACGACCTCCTGGTTAACCAGGTAAGGCAAATCATAACCAACGAGAATTTGGAACTTGTGGATGTCTCAAAGCTTGCTGCAGTTGCCCTTAATAGAGCAATTTCTCAAGAGATTGATAGTTGGAGTATCGTACGACGTAAGATGTTTTACCGATTGGAATTAGCTAGGGCTGGAATAGGGCGGAGATGGTATATGTCCGTTTTGTTATGGCTCTTTTGGAAAATATTTATTTATTTTGTCCAAATTCCCCTCACAAAGGTGGTGTATGGCGTGCGACAACTTGGTACTTGTGCTATTGGTTGCATGCTCCCGCTTGTTGATGGGGCTAGGCTTAAGTGGGCTCCTATCGCGCGGAAACAAAGGATAATGGGCTCCACATGTTACGGACCTTTCGTAGCTTGTAGGACCCCTATTGTTCACGTCGACAGCGAGGACAATGAACTCCTCGCGCTCAGGAACAGAGCTTTATATTTTGGGGATGGTGGAGACAGTGAACTTTGGTCTGATGTTGGTACAGCATTTATAGCTTACCTTCACCCATTGAATCTCCCAGGTGTCATTCCCGTTCCTTTTGAGTATTGGAACAGGCACTTCCCTTATAATAGAAGGCTCGATCACATCCATGCAAAGACCAATATCGACTTAGGCTATATGCCTGCAGATATTCGGCGGTGGTCTCGTGTCAATGCTTTTATTAAACGCGAAAAGCTGTTGACCGGTGAGGAATCAGACCCCCGGCTTATACAAGGGTGCACCCCTTATATGAGCGTTTTACTTGGTCCAACGATGCACACAATATCAAACATATTGAAGAGATTTATGAATGAGCATGTAATATACGCTCCTGGGTTAAATGCTAACCAGCTGGGTGCTTTTGCAGAGCTAGGAATCGAACAGTATGTTTCAGTTGATTTCTCTAGATTTGATAGATCAAGAGGTGTGTCTTCATTGACCGAGGAATTCCGAGTGTATCAGGCCCTCGGTATAAAGAACGATGTTTTGGAAATTTTAAAACGACAACTCCTCACTGAGGGTTCTTCGTCCCATGGCTTTGTCTATAGCCTTCCAGGTACCATGAAATCAGGGGAACCAAATACAACAGTTGGTAATACTTTGTGTTGTATGATGGTGATGCTCTATTTTGTTATGACGCGCAAAGTAGATTGTGATTTTATGGTAGGGGGAGATGATATTATAGTCAAAATTCGTGTTGGAAATTTTCCTTCATCGCAATTTGTTGAATATTGCCTACAGCTTGGATTGGTAGCTGTTGTGGATGAATATGATCACATTTACAAGGCCGAGTTTTATTCCGGCATTTTTACACCTAGCCTCTCAGGTCATATCTTAGTACCCAAGCTTGGCAACTTGTTTTCTAAGATGACCTGGTCTCTTGTGCCTCAAGACAAGCCAATGGCATGGTTGAGAGGAGTGCTCATTGCCAATTTGAGCCTCTATAACCACCTGACCCCTGTAAGGATGTTCTTGG